TCGAGATGATCTTTGCCGTGTAGCCCTCGGGCAAAACCTTCGAGGCGTTGCGCACGGTGTCGACCAGCCACGGTGCGGTCTTCACGCCGCCGCGCTCGTAACCGTGCGCGCCCGCCTCATCGAGCGGGATGGAGGCCTGCTGCTGGTAACCAGCCAGCGTCCGCGCGGGCTGCGCCCCGCCGACATTGACGGCGCCGACATAAGCCGGGGGCCGCGTGTCAGACTGAACAGTACCGTCCGCCGAGGCCACCACCGTGCGCGGCGCTTCCGGCTTCGGCTCCATGCGCGCGTTGGTGATTGCCTCGTCGATGTTGCCGCCCTGCACCTTCGTGGCATTGATCGCCATGAAGTCGCGCGAGGTGATCTGGCTGGCGTCGCCGTTGTATAGCCGCTTGGTCACGTCGCTGGGTACGTTGGCGTTGACGGTGCTCTTCGCCCATTTCTCGGCGCCTGCCTGCCCGTCGCTCTCGATCCGATCCTGCCCTTCCTTGGTGGCAAGCATGGTCTTCCACGCGGGCTGGTCCGGGTTCTGGATATGGGCCATCACGCCGCCCATGCCCTGATTGTGCGAACCGTAAAGTTCTGCCGATGTCGGCTCCCGCCCAAGCTGCTGGGTCAACTGGTCTTTCTTCTGCGCCAGCACCTTGGCTGCGGCGTTGGCATTGTCGGCAGCGTCATAGATGTTGCCGCCGCCGTTCATGCCGAACTCAGCCTTGGTCAGGTTGAAAAGACCGTGGTGGCTGCCGGTGACGTCCTTCGGATTGCCGCTCGACTCGATGGAGGCAAAGACCTTGAGCGCCTGCGGATCGAGACCGTTGTCGGCTGCCGCCTTCTCGATGGCTGCCTTCACCGTCGGATTCTTGTCGATCTCGGCGATGCGCTTCTCGTTGAGCTTGCCCTCGACCGGCCCGGTCGCACCGCCGGGCAATTGCGTCTGCGGCTTGACCACCGTCGGCGCCTGAAACTGCACGGGCGATTCCGCCTCGCGATCTTTGACAAATTGCTCCCTGAACTTCGCCGCATCGTCGGCGCGGCCCGTCGCCATGTAGCCCTTGATGACATTCTTGCCGACGGTGTCGAGATAGGTGTCCTCAAGCGCCCGCTGTTGCGACGGAGAAAGACCGCTGGCTGGCGCCGCATCCTTGATCGCCTGCTTGACCTGCGCGATGGCGGTGGGATGCGCGTCCGGATTCTTCACCACCGACGCGGCAATGTCGGCCACCTGCTTGTCAAGGAAAGACCTGCCGTAACTGTTGCGGATGGTGCTCTCGTGACCGGCGGATGTGTACGAAGTCTGTGATTGTGAAGCGTCGCCCTTGATCTTGTACTCGCTGGCAAGACTTGGCGGCGCCGTCGACTGAAATTTCTGGTTGGCAACGGCGACGCGCTCCATGATGCGGTCGTGCAGCACCCCGGGACGGTCGACTGCCGGATTAAACTTGGCAGTCTCCTCGGCGATGATCTGCTGAATTTCCGCGTGATAGGTGCCGACGTTGGCGGCCATCTGCATCTTGTCGAAGGAGTCCTGCTTCGCCCGCCAGTGCGCGGCGACGCTGATCATGGCGCCGCCCGCTTCCTTCACCGCCTTGCCAAGCTCGGTCGATGCGGAGAAGCGCGGAATCGTCTGGGCGCCAGAGTCTAGCTGGACGTGCCGTTCATAGACGGGGATGCGGACCGCCATGTCATGCGTCGTCTACGTTGGAGGACCCACCGAAGTCGAAGCCGCTGGAGCCGCCGCTGACGCCGCCGAAGCCTTTGATCAGCGGCGAGATGGCGCCGAAAATTCCGGCCTGCTGCTGGCCTTGCGCTTTTATGCCCAGCGCCCGCGCCTGCATCTCGAAGTTCTGCGCCTTGATCTCGCCGTTGTAGCGGATCGCCTGCACATCAAGATCGGTTTGCCGGGTGGTGTCGATCAGCACATCGGTTGGTGTTCCGGCCAGCGAGACTCCCGATGCCAGCATCCCGGCGCGCTGCGTCGAGATCAGCTTGATCGCCTTGTCCTGCTGCTGGCTGGCGTTGAACTCGGCCTGCTGGCGTTCCAGCATCGCCTGCCGCGCGTAGGCGTCAGCTTGTGCCCGCGAGGCGGCGGCGGAGGCCTGTGCTCCCATCACGGAGCCGATGGCTCCGACGATGCCGCCGATGATCCCGAGGGCCATGACGCACAAGTTGATGTTCCCCTTTACGGCTCGGCATCAAAGACCGGCGTAACTGACCGGATGGTAGCAGGCAAGGGTTTGTCGGTCTGCATGACGATCTGTCCGCCGTCACGCCACGAACGGTCGAATCGGTAGGCGAAGACACCATCGTGCAGCGGCGGCGAAGTGTCCATCGCATCGTCGACCCCGCGCAATCCCACCTTGACCTGAAGTTCGCGCGCCGACGGCGACCCGATCTCCAGATAGCCGGTCTCCATCACGTCGATGTTGGCGGTGATGATGTTCTTGCGCCGTCCTATGCCAGTACCGTCGGGCTGGCCTTGCGCGATGCGCAGCGTCTTTGCCCGCGACACATAAGCGAGGCCGAAGGTGAGCGTCTCTGCCTCCTTGTCGCCGCGCAGCGTGAAGCTCCCGTTTGCATCGACCGCCACGTCGGGCAGCACCGCACCGTCGGCGAGGATCGAGACTGTCTGGTTGGCCAGCCAATTGACCCCGGCAATGCTCCCGGCGGGCGTCCCGCGATAGGTGAAGCTGGCGTCGACAAAGACCGCGTCCTCCTTCGGCATCGCCTCGAAGGTGACGGTCATGCGCTCGATGTGACGCACGTCGGTGCCGTTGATGGTGCGGCGCACCGAGACCCAGACTTCCGACCGGTCTTCTCCCGGGATCGTGGTGACACTCTCGACAATGCCATACGGCGTATCCGGGTTATCCGGATCGAGGGGGTCAACTATACCTGAGTTAAGCACCTCGCCGCCGATACGGTGACGGGTGCAGGCGACGATCTGCTGGTCACGATCATAGGTGACACCGACAAGCTCGCCATTGCCCATCGCGTTCCAGATGATCGAGTCGCGATCCTGCGCATAGGTAAACTGCTTCACCCCGGAGCGCAGCATGTGCTCGGACAGGATGGTCAGTTCCGGCGAGGTGTAGCCGTTGATCTGGAAAGACCAGAGGAACTCGCGCAGCGAGAGACCGTAGAAGCTGGCGTAGATGGCGACCTCGCCGATCTGCACCGGCTGGAGATCGAGCGAGCCGAACGTGCTCTGTCTTTTTTGTGTGAAGTTGGTCGGCCCGAAATTCTTGCCAGCGTCCGCCGGACCGATGGTCCGCATGGCGCCGGAGGTGCCGATCATCATGTCCTGACCCTCGGCCACCCACGCAATCGCGTTCACCTCGCCCGCGAGGATCGTCAGGGTGAGCGCGTCGTCGTCCTGCATCGGTTCGGTGGTGGAGAAGTTGTCGAGGACGCCCGCCTTGCTCAACCATACCGTCTGCGGCTGCGTGTCGGTGCGCGCCCAGACCAGCCGCTGCTGGTAGAACGTCACGCAGCCCGGCCAGCCGGTCATTTCCGACCACGCGCCCAGCGCCCAGCCGCCGGTCGCGCCCGTGCCGGGGAAGGCACCGACTGCCGACCCATCCGCCGCGATCAGGCCGTACACGTCGGCAAAGACGAAGGTGCCGCCGGTCAGGTTGGCCGTCGTGGTGCCGGTGCCGTCGGTTGTCAGATTGATGGCCGGGCCGTCGGTGAAGACTTCGTTGACCACCGCGTGGAGGGTGCTGACCAGCCCCGGCGGGCCCACCACGTTGATCGCAACGCCATCCACACCAGCCCTGTCGTAAACCTGAAAACGGTCTTCGTCGATCACCCTCGCGTAATAGGTCGTGCCCAGCGTGAGCCCGCTGATCCCGGTCGGGATCACGGTAAAGACGACGGGGTCGTCGTCATGCAGCTTGTGCGAGGCCCACGAAAACTGGTTCCCGGCAAAGGGGGCGCCCACAGTCTGGATGGTGACGTCGCCTTCGTTGGTGACCGAGCGCGTCATCGGCGTTGCCGACAGCTTGAAGTCGCCGGGCGTCACGTCACGCAGATAGTAGGTGACGCCGTCAGCCAGCGGCGAGGCGATCACACCGCCGCCCGTTGTGAAAAAGACCGGCTCGCCGCGATTGTGCCCGTGGTTCGCCCACGTCACCTTGTCCGTCGACGCGGAAAAGGTGATGACCGAGGTGGCGACGCCGACGCTGGTGATGCGCGCCCAATACCATTTGCTGGAGTATTGCAGCGTGATCGGCCTGCCGATGTCGGAGATGACGAAGCCGGTGTTGCCGTTGATGCCGACGACCGACGACGCCGTGATCTTGACGTTGCCGCTCACCCCGCTCGGGGTCATCGTCGTGCCGGTGGTGTTCGACGGCAGATACGGGCCGTCGTAACCGACGTAGGGAATGAGCGTGAAGGTCGAGCCGGAGAAGCGCGACAGCATCTGCTGCTGGAAGTCCGGGTGCGCGATGTAGAGAACGTCGGCGCTCTGCGCAAATTGCAGCTTCCACACGTCGTCCTTGTCGTACTGCGTGATCACCTCGACCGGCACGACCGCGGCATGCTGCCCGGTGCCCGCCGCGGTGTAGAGAACCTCCGGGCCGCCGTGCGTCGCGCTGATGCTGAACTGCGTGGGATTGATCTGCCGCACGTAATAAGTGAGCCCGGGCACCAGCGGCGACGGCAGCGCCCCGGTCGTCGAGAACATCACCGGGTCGTTGGGCGCCAGATTGTGCCCCGGCCAGTTGACCGAGACCACACCGCCGCCGCCAAGCGTGAAGGTGATGCCGCCCGCCGCGTTCTTGGTGACGATGCCGCCGTTGGCGTAGAAGCGGATGTAGTGGTCGCCGAACTCCAGCGTATAGGCCTGCAACGTGGAGAAGACGAACTTGTGCAGCCGCGCCCGGTTCTGCGGAAATTTGCCGTAGTTGATCCACTCGGTGCCGGAGCGGCGGCGCAGGCCGCCCTGCTTGAGGATCAGCCAGTTGACGCACTCCGCCAGCCCCATCTTGTAGTGGTCGATGTCGGCGCGGGAAAAAAGACGGGGCGACAGTTCGCCTCGGGCGAACACCGGCTGCATCGGGTAAAGCGGCCCGGGCATGGGGTCACCTCACCATGATGATTTCGTCGTCGTAAGGCTCTTCCGGCAGGCCTTCGAGGCTGTCGATGCGCGTCGCGTCGTTGTAGGCGTTGGTCGAAATGTCCATCAGTTGCTTGGCAAAGCTGGCCTTGCCGGTGACCCAATAGGCGAACGTCGCCGCCAGTACCTGTGCCAGCAGGTCGACAAAGACCGGCGAGTACGTCGCCGGGTCTTTCTGCCGGAAGATGTAGCGCACGTTGAGCGGCGCGCCCTTGTTGGTGAGGATTTTGGTGCCCTCGACCACGAACGGGATCGGCGGCGAATTGCGCCTGCCGTCGGTGGTGACCGGCAGGACGCGCAGGCAATCCTCCGGGATGACGTAGGAATACATCCACTCGAAGTCCGGCTTCTTGGTCTCCGCCGCAAGCGACCGCCGCGTCAGCGCAAAATTCCATGTGTGGCGGGTGAGCAGCACATCGCGCTGAAGCGCGTAGTTGCGGTTAAGCCAGCGCGCCACCGCCTTTTCGTCGGTGGTGGAGAGCACCGATTCTTCGGCCAGCCGGTCGAGCACGGCGTTGTAAATCTGCGTCTCGGAAAACCCAGAAGGCATGCTTCCCCCTACGGCGGCATCGTCCAGCCCTGCGCCATCGCCACATCGGATTGCTCTGACGGCAAGCCTTCGTGCATGAAATACGCAAAGTACGAGGTGGCCGCCGTGAGACCGGTGGCGGTCATAACTTTTTCGCCGGTCGTCGTGATCGGCAGGTTTGCAGCGAAGGTGGCCGCCGCGCCGGTCGCAACCTGTCCAGCCTTGACCTGCGCCGCCGTCGGCTTCTGCGCGCTGGTCCCCACCACGGCGTACAGCGTTCCGTTTGGCGTGTCGGTGGTGACGCGGATGTTGGCCTGCGTTGACGAAATTGCGGCGCCGGACTGTTTGGTCAATTGCGGCGCGGGAATATCGACGACGCGCACGTTGATGGTCCGCACGAGCACAGAGCCCGCGCCGTTGTCGGCGGTGATCGTCACCGGGTAGAACGTCGCCACCTCGTAGTCCCAGACGCCCGCAGTCGAGAGGACGCCAGCGGCAAGGGTAAATTTCGCGGACGGGTCCGTGGTCTTTGTGAAGGTGTAGGTCCCCGTCCCATTGAGCACTTGCAGCGTCCCGATCACCGTGCCGGGAGCGGCGCCCTCGGTGATCTGATTAAAGCCGGACAGGTAGAGCGCAGGCGGCAGGGCAGGCCCCCCGGGGACGACGCCCAGCAGCATCCTGCGGTGCTTGCGCGCGAAGTAGAGCGCGGCCTGCTGCCGATTGGTGAGCCCGGTCGCACCGACTCTCATTGCGTCGGGTCCGGGAACGGATTGTTGACCGGGATCGCGCGCAGCGGCTTTTGCTCACGCAGATTGCCGCGCGCCCCTTGGCGTCCGAAGGCAATGTCGACCGCCTTGTGTGCGGCGCGCTGGGCGCTGCCCATCTGCCGCTCGGTCTCCCGGTTGTCTTCCATGTATTTGCGGTTGGCTTCTTGCAGCGTGATCGTCCCGTCGGGTTCGCGTTTTGCCATGTTCGGCTCCATAGGCATCGGCATGGGGGAACAGGCGGGCGGCGTCTGCCGATTCGCCGCCCGCCCCACTCGCGAGTAATAGCCTAATCAGCCGTTGCTTTGCAGGCAGGCAATGGCGATCTGCTTGCGCTCCGGATAGACCCGGCTCCAGTTGGCCGTCGTGCGCAACTCCGGATCGGTCGGCGACCGGCCCGCCATTGTGTTCGACGTCCACTTGATGCCGTACGGGTGCATGACGAACTGACGCCGCGTCCACAACTCCTCGACGCCGCCGCCGTTGCCCTGCGCCGGATAGCGGAAGGTCTCGACCGGCACGTCGGGCGGGACCTCGGCGAAGCCAAAGGCGTTCTTGCCGATCAGGTAGGTGTGGTACATGGGCCGGTTGGTGCCCGCCACCGCCGGGCAGCCGTCGTCCTTCACCACCTGATAGCCGAGGTAGGTGGGGAATTTCACCTTGCCTTCGCTGTCCGGGATGAAGTCGATCAGGTTCTGCTTGGCGAGGTTGGTGTAGACCACCGAGTGCATGATGATCATGTCGAGCACGTCGGAGGCGTCGCCCATCGTCTGCGCCGCATCGAGGATGGCGTTGGCGGAGACCTTTTCTGCCGCGGTCGGGGCGCCGGTCGCGTCGGTGCCGATCACCACGCACATATCGCCCGCGTTGATGGCGATGTTGTTGGCGATCACGCCGCGCAGGATGGAGACCAGAACGCGCTGAAACTCACGCGCCCACCACGTGGCGACGCGCGAGCCGATGCGCTTCATCGGGTCATCGCCAGCCAGTTCGGAGACGAGATCGGCATCCGACCACGCCTTGTTGCGGTTGTGGCGGATCGCAATGTCCTGCGCCGCGATGATCTTGTCGGGAACGGCAAGCACCGCCGGGTCATCGGACGAGATGTTGGCGGTCGTCGAGTCGCCGAGATCATTCCAGAACGGCACATTGACGGTCTGGCCGCCGCCGGAGAGGAAGTTCGAGAGTTGGGCGTCCTGCCGCAGGATGCCGGATTGGAAGATCGCCGTCTTCGTCATCGTCTCCTTGAGCATGTAAGGGACGAAGACCGAAG